GCCAGGGCCGCTTTCTCGCGGTCCATCTCCTGCTGGAGACGACGCTTCTCAATCTCGTTAGAGACGCGGTCGTCAGCCAACTTCACCAGGTCGTCAATCGGCATGTCTGGAAATTCCTTCTTCAGATCCTCAAGAATCTCTGAGGGGTGAGGAATTGGCGCAACGTCCGGCCGGTTATAATACTTGGAGTTCTCATCGCTTGGGTCGATGAATGGAACATTCGAATCCTTGAGTGGCTGAGCGTTCATGTCGCGCTTACGCTTCTCAAACATAGCCGCAGCGTCCCGTTGGTTCTCCTTGTACTTGGTCATAATCTCCTCCAGCTTCTCGTTCTGGTAGTGAACATCCTCAATCTGATCACGGTCTGGGGGGATCAGCAGCCACTTGTACATGTCAACCAGGTAAATGTCAAAGGTGGCATCCTCGCGCTGAAGGCGCTTGGCGTGGCTCGACGCCTCCTCGCGCGAGTTGAAGACACCACGAATCTTCAGACCAAACTTGTCGCCACGCTGAGCGCAGTCAGGTCCGACGAGTGAAATCAGTGCATACATCTGTCCCGGGACGGTCGTGAAATCCTGCTCAAGAGAACCCATCTACTGATACAGGCACCTTATTCTTTAAGAGATAAGGCGCAGACACCCCATTCAAATATGGAAGAACTCCGGAAGCTTCACAATAACACAAAGCGTGAATTTATCAAGACTATCGTAAAAGAGGGCTCGACCGTGCTCGATGTCGGCAGCGGCCGTGGTGGCGACCTGGCCAAATGGAAGGCGGTCAAGGCGACCCTGACTATGATCGACCCTGACCCTGAATCAATCAAGGAGGCGATCGATCGTTCCAAGAATGTATTCCCGGAGGCTAAGATTCTGGTCGGTGATGTTACCAAGGCACCACTCGGGCCGTTCGACTACGTCTGTTTCAACTTTTCACTCCAGTATTGTTTCAAGGATGAAGCCTATCTGCGCGAGTGCGTCCGGGCAATCTCCATGCGGCTCGCACCCGGTGGTATGTTCTTTGGAGTTGTACCGGATGCCGAAAAGATATTGCGCCTTCCGGACAAGTGGACAGATCCACTCGGCAACACGATTGAACGCGGACCGAGTATCGGAAAGTCCGGTCAGCGTATCGGCGAGATGATTCTGGTCAAACTCGCCGATGGACCTTATTATGCATCAGGATCTGTCCCGGAGCCTCTGCTCTATTTCCCCAAGCTGGTTGAAATCTGTTTCGAGTACAAGCTTGCTCTGGCCGAGATCAAGTCTTTCGTAAAGGAAAAGAAAGGCACCGTGACTGACATCTATGCTCGGTTTGTTTTCAGGAAGCTGAGGTGAAAAGCAAGACGCGAAGTGCCTTGTCGCCCACAGCTCAGAGCCTTCGACTCTGCTTTAAATATCAGTATTATAACAAGTATGAACATTCCGCAAATCATCTTATTCATCCTTGCGGTGATTTCAGTACGGTCGTCGTTTAGTGAACCAGTCCTCATGAGTGTCATGAGGTCCAAATACACTAAACTCAGAGAGGAATTGATCAAGACTGGGGAATTTCCATCTCTCCACCGGGAGACTATCATCACAGGTCTGCTCTCAAAGGGTGAGATTGGCTACAATGTAAACAAAGGGTATGAAATTTTCATCTGTCTGGATGGGACAGATGAAAACCAGGTTTATCACGTGCTGCTGCACGAATTAGCTCATATTACTGTTTCGGAATTTAAACACTCTGGCAATTATTGGGATAACCTGCACAAACTGAAGGCTGTGGCTGGTCGGATGGGCCTTTACAAGGGTATTTCAAGAGTACCATATTGCGGCCATTACATATCAGACTAGCCACACAAACCTCGCATCTCTGCATAACTCATCTTACCTTCTGCGAATTTTGCCAGCGCCTCAGTCTGCTCAGGATCATTTACAATTTGAGCACATTGTGCCAGAATCGGATCAAACTTTGCAATTTTTTCCATGTTTGTCGGAAACAAAACCCATGATTTTTCTTCTGGATTCCATGTCATCTTCTTCGCAAAAGGATCACCTGGGTTATTCTCGTAGACCTTGATAGTCGAAGTGAGGTTATCGATCCACATGCTATAGATCCACATTATGCTATATTACACGAGACTTGAATCTTTAAACGCTTCGCTTCACAAGGTAGAAGATGACGGCTGCGATAAACGCCGTGATTGCCATACCGATGGTGGACAGACCACCCTCTGGGCTCATCGCCTGAGGCAGCATCGTCAACAGACGATCCTGAACAGGCTTGGAAAATGCGGCGACTCCGGCCAGGCCGGCAATGAGCGCCTGGATCTGGTCCTCATTAAGATTGAATGGGTAAGACTTTGCGGAGGAAGTTCCAGCACCCCGGGTCATGGGTGCGCGAGTGTCTGGGCCGGCGGGGTGCGCAGACACAGTCCGGGCATCTATCATCTGTGGCTGGTGCATACCAGACTGGGGCTGCATAAGATCCATGGGGCTATCCATAACTTCCTCGATCGGAGTAGACAGGTTCATCTCTAATTCAGAGAGGGTATTTTTTTCTTGATTGGGTGGCGTAGGAAAGGCGGGTGGCGATGCATTTGGTGGTGGCTGCACGGCGACCCGGTCACGGATATCAACAAGCTCAACCATTTTACTAGCCGGGTTGATTAAAAAATCACGATTTTTTCACGAGGACTCGCATGTTGCTCGGAGGCTTTACGCCAGTCTGAACGGGTGTTGGCCTGGCGTTCGGGTTGTAATGACTCTTGTGAAAGTTCCACATCGCCTGTGAACCAATGCGGAAGTTTGTCCGTATAGGAGCTTTGTAATAGAAAACACAGTCTTCAATCTTGTTCGATGTCGCAGTCGTATTCACAACTAGACACTCATAATTCTCTGTGCACGCATCCATAACCTGATTAAAAACAGCTAGACTTGGAAACATTCCACAAAAGGAATTGTATAGACTTTCTCTGCTTCGCTTGATGTTGTCTCTCAGAATGAATACATAATCCGCATTCTGACGGATGGCCGGGGGTAGATCCAGAGAATACTGGGTCGTAAGCATGACGAATATACCCCAATGACGTCCGTTGAGGAAAATTTCTCGGATGAGTGGGTCTTTGAGAAAGCCTTTATCAAACATGAGATCGTCCATAAGAAAAAATACGGTTGATTTCTTTCCGGCACCGATAATCTTCTTTTGTCGTTCGACCAGGCGCACGACTGCATCCCGGTTGTATCCTCCGTAGATGAAAATGTCTGGAACGAAGCTCTTGTAGTGGTGGTTACCGTCTTCGGTGCCGGACATGACGATTCCGGCCGGTAGGTGCCGTTTGTGATATAGAATGTCCGTCACGAGTGTCGACTTTCCTGTACCACGACGGCCTATGAAGATGCAAATCTTGTCGTCCCTTATGGTTGATGGGTCAAACTTTCGAAGCTGAAGGTTCATAACCCCAGACATTCTTCCTAGTATTCGATTCGGTTTTAGATTGTTGCATCTGACGCAAATAAAAAAGACGTCGTTCTAATAGGAAATGTCTTCTGGGAGCATTCAAATTGCTGCTCAGGGCATGCAGGACGTATACCTGAACGGAACTCCAGAGGTGTCGTACTTTACAGGAGTATTTCGGAGACATTCTACGTTTCTTCTACAAACTGCCGAATACCCTTTCGATACGCCAGTGCAGTTTGGGGGTCTCGGTAAGGTTAAAATCCCGTACCGTGGAGATTTGCTTATAGGTACAACCCTAAAGGTTGTTCTGCCGCCGCTTTATACTCCAGGTCAAGGGTGGGTTTATCCACTCGCGACCAACTCTGAGTTCGTCCCTTGGATAAGGGACCAAGCTACTCTCGCCAAGATTCGAACCAATCTTCCGACTTTCAAGACGTACTTTTCGGATGGCGCAAATACCATCACGTATATCAATCGGTCGGTCGCATACTACAATTCGTACTCACCTTATAGCGCATCAATCACATCCAATGTCGCATTTGCGAATGTCACAAATTATCCGATTACATATTCGAGCACTCCTCTCAACGTCCATCCGCAGATGGGCGAGGTGACTCTTTCTTTCGATAGCTCATATGGAACTCCACCATATTCAACGTCACAGGTTGTGACGGTCGTCGACCAGACTGTTCGGCCAGTCGACCAGACTGTTCTGATCGAGGGGCCAGTCACTGCGTGTACGACAACCGGTGTTACGATCGATGTTAATAGAGTTTTAGGTTCGGGTATCAATCAGGATTGGGAGATAAGTCTCTTTTCACAGACAAATCTGATGGCACCTGGGCAGACTGTAACGGGTCTGCCTTACCAAGGTACAATTACGGTCAACCAGGTTGGAGCTTCGACAGTCGTTGTAAAATCTGACCAACCCCAAAATATAACAGCCATTGTTTTACCGATATTGGTTGATTTCAATGATGGAGCCAATAAAATTTGCCGAGCTCTTGCTACATCTTCAACCCGTACAGTTCCTCAGCTTATCCGGCTCATCTGCATCCAATCATCAAACGCGACGAGTATTCAGGAAGGATACACGGTCCAAGGCCTTCCGTATACTGGCCGTATAGAGGTCTACGAGACATTTACGAACCAGGAATATAATTCGAGTGGAGTCTCTTTCAATTATAGTACTATCGGTGTTGTGTGCTTTGTGGACCAGATTATCAAGCCAATTACATCTCTCACCTCGGTGACTTTCTGGAATACTGATCCGACACCATTGAATATAGCCAACGCAAAGATCATCTCACCGTCTTGCATACCATGGATCCGTAATGATTTCATGTACGTCACGTATAATCCGATTGTATCAGGTTTTGTATGGAACACAATTTATCCACTGGTCAAACCCATTTCGAGTGTTTTTATGAATATATCTAATACGGACCCGATCAGTGTCGGTATGAAAATAACCGGTCTTAGTACCTTGACCGGAGATGTAACAGTGACTTCTCTTCCGGTCATACAAGTTGTAACACCTGTCAAACTGGGCTCGGCCGAGTACTTTAGTCTCTCTGGAACCATTGTAGTCAAATTGTTATATTCGGAAACTCCCGTAAGCACGGCAAATGTAGCATACGTACAATATCCATCCGACATTGACTACTCGTTCCTCAATATAAGTCTTATCGACTATAGATTTACACCTGGGATCAAGGTAGTCTATACTTCTAACAATAACATATTCGGGACGGTCGTCGGAGTCACTGGTGATCAATCCAATCAAATCCTAACAATTTTTGATCAAACACTGCCACCATCAGGTAATGTCATACCCGTTTCTATTTATAATAACCTCAATCTGATCGCGGTCGCAAATGCATCAGTCAATAATTATTCATATATCACAAGTGTAAACTTTGGACCTTCGGCTGTTATCTCAAACGTTACGGTAGTTTCAGGTTTGGTTGTGAACGGTCTTCCAGTCCAGACGACCGATGTCAGAACTCTATCAAACTCGGTCAGTAGTAACGTTATTACGACCAGCTTCAGTCAACAGTCGGTCATTCCAATATCGTCAAACGTCGTCGTAACATATTCAAATTTGACAGCGTCGACCACCGGTAATGTCAGTTATACATATTTCACAAATCCAGTCACA